GTCCTGCTCCGGCTGGCCGACGATCTGCCCGCCGTCCTCCAGCAGCGCCATTAGCGTGTTTTCATCCACGCCCTCATACGTCTGGCGGCTGTCCTCGCTCTCCTGCTCCGCCCAGACCTGGACAAACCCGACCTTCTGGGTCATCGCGTCCCAGAACCAGTCATGCAGGATTTCGAGGCCATCGTTTTCCACGTAGAAAATGTGGTTCAGGTAGGCCGTCACGTCCTTGGCCCCAGCCTCCGCCTCCATCACCTTGGCCTCAGCCTCCACCGCGTTCTCACCCGCAGTGAACATGCGGAGAATCTGCGGCAACATGCCGTCCACGGTATCGGCCACGTCCGTGGCGACGAAATCGGAACGGTCCATGATTTCGGGCGGGGCGTACTGGCCCACCGGCTCGGCGTTGTAGGCTTCCAGGTTCCGTTCGCGGGCCTCGCCCACCTCGGAATCGGGGCGGCCAAGCGCCGAACGCAGGAACTCCGCTGCGGTCGTCTCTACCGTCTCGTCAGTGATAGGCTCGGGCTTGTAATCCATTACGCGGCTCGGTTGGTGGTGTATCGGGCGAGAAGGTCAGCCATGGACCGCTGGCGGCTGTCGTGCTGCCGGTAGTCGAAGCTGTCGGGGTCAACGCCCGCGTAGGCGCGCATCGCGTCGCGGTTAATCAGGTCACCGGCAATGCGCACGGCGTCCGGCTCTCCGGCCATAGCGGCGCGGGCCAGTCGAATCAGGCTTAGGTTGCGCTGGTTGTAAAACGCATCGTCACCGGGCCTGAGAAACTGTTTGCAGCACTCAACAGGCGTGGTGTCGTCCAGCATTACCGGGTCAGTCTCTTGTAGTTAATCGGCCCGCTTGTCAGCGTCTTGGGGCGGGCGAGGTAGTCCACGGCCATCAGCCCGAAGGCGTCAGCCGAATGGCTAGACCAATCGTGGTTCGGGCCAAGGCCAACGCCTCGCGCCTCGTCGCGCTTCTCGTGATACCAACCCAGCGCCTCGCGGCCTGCCTGCGTCGTGGCTTCGTTGAACCGGACAGCAGGGAAGGCGCGGCGGATGCTTTCGATGCGGGCAGCAGCAGCGCCCATGCCCATGTTGGGCACCACGCGCACCGCGAACCCAGCAGCCCTCAGGGCGCTTTCGTAGGTGACGTTGTTCACCTTGTCGTGCTGCGCGCCGTCATGCGGCAGAACGCATAGCGCACTCTCATAGTCTCGCGCACGCAGCCACGCAATATGGGTCGAAAGGGGCTGGCCCACCGCCTCGTAGTGGTCGAGGACGTTCACCTGGTCGCCCACGAACTGGCAAATCCAGATGACGCAGGCATCCGCCCTTGCCCCCGTGCCGCCAATGTCCCAATACGCCCGCGTTTGCATCAGCGGGTCGCGGGCCAGCGCGGTGATGCGCCCCTCAGCCTTGCAGGCCGTCAGGTGCTTGGCGAAGTACGCGCCCTCCATGGCGAGGACGTAGCCGCCTTCCCAAATGTGCTCGTACTGGTCGGGGCGTTCGGCCTGGTCGCGCAGGCGCTCGCGCTCCAGCTTGGCGGGGAACTTCGGGTTGTCCCGCCAGTTCAGCTCCACGCCCTTGATGCGCGGGTCATCCGAGGCCCTGAATCGGCTCTCTACAGCGGCGTCCTTGCGCTTCGGGTTCCACGTCACCCACAGCTCGGCATTCCAGTCCTCGCCTTCCTCACGCAGCGTGGGGATGAGCGTAGACCATGCCGACTTGGTGACCGGCTCGGCCTCGTCCACCCAGCAAATGAGGATGCGGCCCTTGGACTTGATGCTTTCGATGCTGCGGTCGAGGCCAGCAAACGTGAACCACACCGACCCATCCCGCAGGCGTACGTACTTCTCGCCCACCTCGTAATGGGCTGCCAGCCACGGCTCATCCTCAATGGCCCGCTTGACCTCCTCCAGCGAGGATTCGTCCAGCGAGTTCATGTACTGGCGGGCGCAGAGGATTTGCCCCTTGACGCCCATCGTGCCGTACATCAGGCCACGGACAGCCGCCATCTTGGCAAAGCTGCGGGTCTTGGCCGAACCTCGGCCACCGTACGCATAACGTACGTCCGCCTCACCCTCAAACACTGGAATCAGCTTGGCGGGAAGCTCAACCCTTGCGGTCGTCACGCATTGCCACCAGCTCGATACGGCTAATCAGGTGCTCGCCCTGAGCACCCGCACCGTTGACCTGCAAGGGGAGCAGCTTGGGATAGATGGAAGTCCAGAAGGCCCGTTCGTTAATCGGGTCTTCCTTGGCCCACTCCACCATGCGGGCAGCACCGCCCAGGCCCTCAGCCACCATCGCAATGGCCTCCTTGGCCGCCTGCGTGGTCTTATTCGGGACGCCCTTCGGCCTGCCCTTCCCCTTGTTCGTCAGATTCTCGACTGACACAGCAACTAACCTCTAGTTTGTTGGGGCTGCCTTCCTGCTTGGCCCCGAAAATCCGCGTCCAGTTATCGGCAAATGTCTGTGCATCCACCGAGTAAGGGCGCGGGGTTGAACCCTTGCCACTCATGCTTACCTCACATGCCTTGCATCGCTGTCCGTCATGCAGCCAGCAGCGCAGGCCCATGCGGGAACAGACACTAAAAACCATGCGTTTAGTGTCGTTTAGTTTTGGAGGTCACCGTACCCAGCACGCGGGTTCCACGCGGCCTGCGGAATCATCCCCATCTGCCGGGCAATCGCTTCAGGGTCAGTGATGCTCGAACCGCCGTGGTTGAACATGCCGCGAGCGCCACCCATGTTGGTCGGAGCCATGATCGGGCCGTTAATCGTGCGAATCGGGCCGGAGCCAATCTGCTGCGGCGTATAACGGAAGTCCGGCTCCTGCTGAAGCTCCACACGCTCGATCTGCATCGGGCCGCCCGGAGGCTGGCCGCCCTGCGGAACCCCACCCACAACACCGCCGCCGATGCGGGCCGCATAACCGGCAAGTCCGCCAGGAGACACGCCCACGGGGCCGCCGCCTGCAATGCCGGTTGGGCGAGCGCCATACACACCCGCCATGCTCCCGCCCGGAGTCCATCGCGTCCCATAGGATCGGTGCGAGTAGCTGTGCAGACCCTCGGGGTTCCCGCCAAGATCGACAAACGGGACGCCATCGCCACCACGACGACGATCCCAGTTGGCCCACAGGCCATAGATGCCGCCAGCCAACGGGCCGCCGATGGTGCTAAGGCCCTGCTGAGTCAGGCCGCTCACAACGCCGCCGCGATCCCACTGGCCCGTCTGGTAGTTATAGCCACGGTTGCCAAGGAATAGGCGATCCACGCCCTCACGCAAAAACCGCCCGAACCTTCCAGGCCTCTGCTGCTGATCTGCCATCCTTGGCACTCCGGTTAATGGTGCGGGGCAGCCAGCTTGGCTGTAATGCCGTCCTTGGCACCCCGCATGGAAATGGTGCCGGTCACAACGCGCTCACCCGCGCTTACCGGCGCTCGCACATGCGAGGCGACCCGAGGACGCACCCTCGCGGTCTCAAGCCCCTAGCCGTTGTGAGGCGGCGCTCGCGGGCTTATTTCGTGTACGCCCTCAGGGCGTCTTGGCAGGCTCGGAGTTGGGCGTCTGCCTCGGCTCCGATTCCAACAGCAGTTGCCGCAATTTCGTCTCCGCCTGCGGGGGCTGCATCACGTTCGCCGGAGGCGGCACCGGCTTGGGGCACAGCAGCGGGGCACGCGCCGCGCACCCTGACACGGCCAGCGCGAATGTCAGCCAGCACGCCAGCCCTAGTCCTTTCTGCAACCTCGGCACGCTCCACCTCGTATTTGTCCGCAATCGCGGCAATCTCGCCCGCCTGCCTGCGTTCCTGCTCCGCAGCCTTGGCAGCGGCCTTTTGCATCGCTTCGGCGTGGTCTGCCCGAAGCTCCGCGACCTCCACGCGCCCATGGCTGCCGCCGAGACGGTAGCCGAACACAAACGCGCCACCGAGCAGCAGCGCCGCAGCGCCCCACTTGGCCGCTAGCCAATACTGCGGGGGAATCATCGGGCAGGCTTGGTCTTGGTCTTTTTACGCTTGGTCATTTGGCAGTCCTCGCACGCAGAACGATGTTAAGCAGGCCCACCAGCACGCCTACGAAAATGGCGGTCTTGGCGTCAAGCCACGGGAGAAGCTGGACGGCGTGCGACTGGACGTATTCCAGCGCACCGGGGACGGCCAGGACAAACGCCGACACCGACGCCAGCAGCGCGTTAAAGCGCGCAGTCCACGACTTCCACAGACCCTTGCCCTTCTCGGCAGCCCAGCGGGCGGCCTTCTTGGGCGGGCTGATGATGATGATTTCCTCTTCCTCGGATTCGCTCACTTGTCCGCTTCCTTGCGTTCGTCTATCGGTTTCAGTTTGCCGGTGTGGATGTAAGCGCGAATGGCGCTTAGGTTCTCCCTCACCCAACGGTCCTCGGCGCGACGGTCAATGCTCTCGGCTCGCGCGTCGCCCTTGATGCTGGCCGCATAGAAAGCGCATCCAAGCGCGATCACAGCGGACAGAATCGCAATCCAGTTGGCCCCGCCCACCGTGATAACCGTATGATTACCCGTCGCCATGAGGCGGCTGGTGCTGCGGTCAAGGCGCTCAATCGCCTCGATTAGCTTGGCGTTGTCACTCATCGTGTGCGGTCGGGATTTCAAGGCGGCGGGCAATTGCAAACACCAGCGTGCGGACTTGGTGCAAGTCCTCCTTGAACTCCTTCAGGGCCTCACGGCGGATGTATTCCTCCGTGACCTTCAGGCGGAAGTCGTTGTGTGACTGCCACAACGACCACACCCAACCGACAATGGCACACGTGGCAACCGTCAAGACCGGCACCACGATTCGGAAAATCTCGTCCAACTCACGCCCCCTGAAACATCCGTGTTTCCTCGGCGCGGCGCTTTACAAGGCCCGCCAGCTTCTTGCCTCCGGCATATACCCACTTGCCGAACTCACGCGCAGCGCCTTCCTTGTCGCCCGCGTTGAACTTCCTAAGCAGCGTCGAACGCCCCAGAGCCGCAGGCCCGAGGTTGTACGCAAAGGACACCAAAGCCGCCTTCTCATGCGCCTCGGCGGGCACCTTCAGCAGCTTGTCCACCTGCTTGCCGTAGTGCTCTAGGTCGCGCGCAAAGCGTTCGTTGGCTTCCTCGCGCGTCCAGATGAGGCCAGGCCCAATGTCCGGCCCCGTCGCCCCGTAGCCAATCGTCCACACGCCAGCCGGACACAGGTAGGCGCGGCGCTCAAACCCCTCCCACTTCTGGATTAGGGGTGTCGCCAATGCCTGCCAAGTCACTTGCGCTTCCTCGTTGGCTTCTTGACCCGCATAACCTCGACGGGGCCAGATGTGTTCGGGTCAGCGGTGGCCGCAGCCTCTACCGCCTCGCTCGCGCTGGCGTTGTAATGGCACATGGCTGCCATCGCAGCCTGCGTACCCGAGCCAATCGCGTAGGGTTCGTGAACCTCGCAAAACGTCCAATCCTTGTCCGCGTAGTACCCCACGCGACCGTCACCATAGGCGACCAGGATTTGCGCCCCCTTCAGCTTCGGGGGCTGGCCCTTCGGCTTTGCAAGCCACGCTAGGCCGCGCTTCAACGGAATAACGTACCCCGCACCACCGGCCACGCCACCGCACGGCAGCCGCACCATCTTGGGTGCCCGCTGCTTCGTGCAATCGCCCGTCTCTTGCGTATCCGCCGCCATTACACCGTCGCGGTACGCAATCGTGGTCATGCTGGCCCCTTGTGAAAACCCGGCGTCCACTTCGGGAACGTCCGGGCGGGCAATCCTGCCCAAAATCTCCCCAGACAGGGGGTATCACTGTTAGTGAACCACGGAAGGGGTGCAAAAATTGGCCGTAAGCTAGGCCATGCGCTCCACAGCCACGACCACCCGAAGCTCGGTTTCATACTGCTGCATCGCCAGCAGCAGCGCACCGGCCACGAAGTTGCGAATCCGCAAATATGCCTCTCGGTCGCACCCCAATTCCTCCGCCCGAGGCGTGACCTTGGGGGCCGTCCCGTCAATCACATAATGCAGGCCGTCCAGCGCAGCCACGCGGCCCCAATCGGGCTTGTAGCTCGGGACGTAGGTGCGGGAACGGAAGCGCAGGCGGGGCTTGAGGCGGGAAATTGTTTCACCGAGGGTGACGGACCATGCGGCCAGGTCATCGTAAAACAGCCTCGGACCCGCAACGCAGGTCATCCACACCTTGTACCCCACATGCTCCTTGGGCAGGTGCGAGGACGCGCGGGAGAGGGCCTGTAGCGCACCCTCCGGCATGGCCTTGCGGTTGAAGCTGGCGTAGTAGGTGTGCAGGTCAAACTCAGCCACCCGCCACCTCCATTGCCAGCAGGAGCAGGCCAGCGGCACCCAGCACCACGCCGACGAGGAAGGCGATCAGTTCGCGGACAATGCGGTATTGCAGGCGGGTCATACGGCCTCCGCGAATAGGTCGGTTTTCTTTTGGGCAGCCGCGATGCGCGCCCGTGCGATTTCCACATATTCCGCCTCGCGCTCGATGCCGATGAAGTGAAAACCCTCAAGCACGGCAGCCTTGCCGGTGGAGCCGGAGCCGGTGAACGGGTCGAGCACGGTGCCGCCCGGTGGCGTGACCAGCCGGCACAGGTAGCGCATCAGGTCGGTGGGCTTGACTGTTGGATGAACATTGCGCGACATCGTGACGCTGCCCATACTCCCGTCCTGACGCCCCTGCATCCCACCTGCTCGCTTCAGATCAAACCCATCCAGCCCCTCGTCCCTGTCCCGCTTGCTGGCCTTGGCGCAGTAGAAAAAGCGGGCGGCGCTGCCGGTGTCGGCGTGGAAAGCTGGCTCACGCTCGCCCATGCCGTTGAAGTGACCGGCCATGCTTCCGCTCTTGGACTTGCCCGTGAGCGTCGGCCCGCTGGCCTTGCCCTGCGCACCAGCCTGCGCCGGAAAAAACCCCGTCACTTCCTCGCTGCCGTCGTGAATCAGGTTGGCGGGCCAGCGGCCGGCGTCCTGAATACGCGCTTCTCCACCTTCACTAGAAAGCCCCCCATCGTATAACTTTGAACCGCCGCCGCCCCAGCCTGTCGGCTTCTCCGCTCCCACCCTGCACCCATCAATATTCAACGCCCCCGTGCCGAACCGCTGCACATTCTCGGCAACTGTTCCGGCCAGCGGCTTGCGGGCTACGGTGATGGGCTCAAGCGCGGGTTTTAGCGCGGTGCCCCAGCCTTGCCACTGGCGGGCGGCTTCGGTGGCGGGCCTTCGCTCAATCAGTCGGACGCCAAGCCCCTTGCCGTAGGCTAGATTTTCCGTAAAGCCGCGCCTGTCCTCGTACACATCCTCGCGCTCAGCCCCCGCCGCCTTATCAATCGCCTTCGACACGTCCAGCGACTTCGGAAACCCGCTGCCGTACACCCACGCGATCATGTCCCGAATCTCAAACCCGGCGTCCTCGATTCGCACGGCCATGCGGTGCTGGGTGCGCGTGCCAGCGAACGCGAGCAGGTGACCGCCCGGCTTCAGAACCCGCAGGCACTCGCGCCAGATCGCCTCGCTCGGCACGTCGTAGTCCCAACGCTTGCCCATGAAGGCCAGGCCATACGGCGGGTCGGTCACAATGGCGTCAACGCTGTTGTCAGCCATGCCGCGCAGGACTTCCAAGCAGTCGCCGTGGATGACCTGGAAACTCATTCGTCACCCCGCGCAAGGCTGAAACGCTGCTTGGCATTGCGGTAGTTGCGCTGCAAGTAGCGGCGCAGGCTGGTGCCCTCATAGCGGCGGCAGAGGTAGTCCAGCGTTAGCGGCATTTCGCAAAAGTCACCGTTGCGCACTTCGTTCAGGACGATGATGCCGCGCCAGTGCGTGTTGGCCTGCCCCTTGTAAGGCTCGTCGTGCGCATAGGCACTGCCTGCAACGATGCCGCGAATCACCTTGCCCGTTGCGAACTGGCGGCTACCAATGTCATAGCCCTGCACATGGCCCTGCACAAAGGGCTGCCCGATCTGCGCCAGCTTGTACGTTGCCGTGCCGCCAATCGGCTTGCCCGTGTTCGGGTTAGCGAAGTAGTGGGCATACGCGATGCCGTCGATGTTCACCACCCCCGGCGACCCATTGGCATACGGCACGATTTCCCAACCTTCATCGTCCAGTAAATGTAGCCCGATGATGCCTTCTAGCACCGGCTGCGAATTGATGTAGCGCACCAACCGCTGTTCATGGTTGCCACGCAGACGGACGCGGCGCTTGGGGACGAACCCGCCCATGTTCTCGCGCAGCAGGGCTTCCGCCTTGTTCGCGGCGGCA